CTGGTAAAGGAATGGATATTTCTTTAGTAGACCTAGAGTCTTTCTACAATGCAAAAGTAATATGTGATCAAATTGTATTACAAGATGCTCTTGTCGGAGGTAAAGTTTATTTCCCCACAAATGGTAGTGCAGGAGCAGAGGGTGTAACTCCTTTATCTGCTTCTAGGGATGTCAGACTGTATGAGTGCAATGCAATTATTGATACTCAAAAGCCGTTAAGAGAGAATGTAGAGAGTATTCTTTCTACAATGGGTGATGCTAGATTAGTGTGGTCAGCGGGAAAATATAAACTTAATTTACAGTATCCTGCAAACAATGAAGCAGTAATTGTTGCTGCAAGTTTGACAGATTCTGATTTAGTACTAGATAACACAGTCAATATTAATTGGCCAAGCTCTAGTGAGAGACTAAATCAATGTACTGTAAGATTTCACAATGAATCTGAAAATTTTAAAGAAGATACAGTATCTTGGCCTCCAAAAGTTTCAGGTACATCTTTAAGAGGTATTGGTGGATTTAAATATCCAGTAGCAGAAGACAAAGGTTGGCCTGATAATGCAGGTGGTAGCCTTCTCAAAAAGTACGCAGTATGGTCTGGTTCAGGTTCTTCCTTTGATCAAACATGGAAGTTCTTTGTAAAAGAAACTGGAACTTTTAGTATTGAATTTACAGCAGATAATAATTGTACAATTACAGTAACTACTGCTAACGGTACTCCAGTTTACTCTGATAGTCATGGAAACTTTAATACTACTAAAACAGGTAGTTTTGCTTTAACTGCAAACACTGAGTATCGTATTCGAGTACATGGTACTGATGATAACGTCGGCTCTAAAGGTGTTGCTGTTAAAATTAGTAAGGGCGCATTTATCTTTTGGACTACTAGATCTGAAAACTATACTAGCTTTTTGACTATTGTTAACGATGCAGCTATCTATAATGCAATGAAAGCTGAGGACAATGGATTAGAATTAGAAACAGATATTTTTGCTGATGGTGTTACAGATTACTACCATGCATTGGCTAAGGCTGAAGAATTGGTTCGTGTTAGTCGTAGTGCCTTCGGTATACAATTTAAATATGTAATTAAAGATAAATTCTTAGAGCCAGGTGACTTTATAAAGTTAAACAGTACTACTTTAAATCTAGGAGTAGGTACTGATCTTTATTTACGAGTAAATGAAGTAAAGATTACTGAAGAAGGGGTTTGTGAAGTTAATGCTACTAGGTTTGATTCTACGCAGTTAGCATGGAATGTCAATGATAACGAGTATATTAAAACACCTAATATTTACAACTTTGTATTTGGCACTCCTACTAACTTATCCTATACTCAACAAGACACTGAAATCTTAAATTCTTCAGGTCGATTATCCTGGACTGGAGTAGATACAAGTTCATTAGATACCTATATTACTTATTATTATATCCCAGGAAATACAGATGTAAATAATCAAATTATATGGACTGAACTAGGCAGAACTACAGACACTAGCTTTAATCTTCCAGCATTAAGGATAAGTAAAACAATCTTTGGTGTAAGAGCTTTATCTAAGGCGGGTAGATTGTCTAACATGGCAACAACTGCGCTGACAACTTTAATACCTGCAGAAGATGCCTTACCTTATGCAATAGTTCTATCAAATGATTCGTTAACCTTTACTTGTAATAAAGATGGGGTTCCCCTAGCTGGCCAACTACCTAAAACCGTAGAAATGTATCTCTATAGGGGTTTAAATGTAGTACCTCCAGCAGAAATTTCATACTCAATTAATCCAGTAGGTTGTAACGCTACTATTTCTCAAGGTGTAGTTACTATAACTGCAATTAATGATCAATATGCAACTATCTATTTAACCTTAGGTATTGATAATATTATTCTTTCAAAGGAAATTTCTTTAGCAAAGGCAATAACTGGTGCAACTGGAATTGGAGTTAAAGGAGATCCAGGAGACCCTGGAGCTAAATATGCAACAGCTACATTATATCAGTGGTCTCCAACTCAACCCGGAAACCCAAATAATATTTCTGCGTATAATTGGACTACAGGAACAAATTCCGCTTATGCGGGAGGTAATAATTGGCTAACTTATATTTCTACAAATCCAGGAACTTCAGGTATTCAACTTTGGACTGCTACAAAGTCAATCACAGCTGCTGGAGGCACAGTTGATACCGTTGTAGACTGGTCAAGTGGAGTTACTGTAGCATCAATTACATCAAATGGTGCAACAGGACTTCCTGGACTACAAGTAGCTAGACCTACAATTTATCGCTGGGCAGCCTCTTTACCTGCAGGACCAGTAGGATCATCTACTTATACTTGGGCAACATCTTCATTTAATAATGTACCTACGGATTGGAATTCAACAATTCAGAATCCGCCTAGTCCAGGATTTACCTTATGGGCTGCAAGTGTAAATATATCCGATAGTGCAACTACTACAAGTACTCAAATTAACTGGACTAATGCCAGTATAGTTGCTATAAGTTATGCTGGTACAAATGGCACTAACGGTTCTCCTGGTTCTCCTGGACAACAAGGTGCTTCTGCTAGAATTTGTTATACTAAAACAGCCTTAACTTCTTTAGCTTCTACACCCTCTACCATTACCACATCTGGTATTAGTTCATATCCTGTAAATGGATCATGGGGTGCAGATACAGTATGGCAAGCTACTCCTCCAGTTATTAGTGCGGGTGAATCTGTTTATCAATCTGATGGTGTTTATGATCCAGTAACAAATAACACTATTTGGAATGTACCTTATTTGTCCGCTTTAAAAGTAGGTAGCCTATCAGCTATTACAACTAACACAGGTAGCCTAACAGTATCTGGTACAATCAAATCTAGTACAGCTGAAATTAGCGGTACAACAATGACTGGTGCAGGTGCAGTTGTATACTCAAATGGTCAGTTTGCCGTTGGTAATACTAATAATAATATTACTTATAACGGTAGTGTTATAACACTTAATGGACAAGTTGTAGTACCAAGTAACATTGATACTCGTGGACTTACAATTAAAGATGCTTCAGGTAATGTAATCTTTGGTTCAGGAACTAATCTTGATTACTCAAGAATTACAGCGTCATCAGGATGGTTAAATAGTAATATATCTATTGCATCAAATGGTACTTTGTCTGGGGCAGGCGGGGGTACAGTCACAGCTACTGGTATTAACGCAGTACAGACTAGCCTAGGCAATGCTCCTGCTGGCATCTTAAACAATAATATCGGATTAACTCTCAATTCTAATGGCACATTAAGTGTTTCTGGTGGACCTGTTGCATCAGGTGGAGTCACAGCTACTGGTATTAACGCAGTACAGACTAGCCTAGGCAATGCTCCTGCTGGAATACTAAATAGTAATATCAGCTTAAGTAGTAATGGTACACTTAATAATGCTGGGGGTGGTACAGTAACAATTAGTGGTCTTGGTTATTCAGGTGCATTAGATGCAACTAAAAATGTATTTACACAAGGTGCAATTGCAAGTAGACCTACTGGTGCAGATGGTGATATCTTTTATGCAACAGATATTTTCCAGTTATATCAGAAAATTTCTGGTAGCTGGGTCTTAGCAGCCAATAATACATCTGTAGATGCTTCAGGTATAATCCGTGGTACCTCTACTGGTGCAGGCACCGCTGTTGCAAATAGCCAAATTACTATTTCAGGTGGTGCTATTAGCGGTATTGGTACAGGTACTGGGACATTAGTTGCTAATTCAGCTATTACTATTTCTAGTGGCTCAATTAATGGTATTGGTACAGGTACTGGAACAGTAGTAGCTAATAATGAAATTAATATTGTTAATGGAGCACTTTCAGGTATTGGTACGGGTACTGGAACAGTAGTTGCTAATAGTGCAATAGCTGTGTCTGGCGGTAATATTACTGGTATTGGAACTGGCAATAACACTGCAGTTGCCAATTCTGCAATTAGTGTTTCAGGGAACACCATTAATGGTATTGGAACTGGAAATGGTACAGCAGTAGCTAATAGCGCTATTTCAATTGGTTCAGATGGTACTTTATATGGTGCTGGTGGGGGCGTAGTTACCGCTGGTGGTTTAGGCGCTGTTAGAACAGATTTAGTAAATGCTCCTGCTGGTATATTAAATAGTAATATAACATTAGGTACTCTTGGTGCTGGTGGGTTTGCTACTCTAAACACAATTACAAGCGGTAATGTTTCTACATACATTTCAGGCGCAGCTATAGGTACGGCTCAGGTTGGCATATTAACTGCTGGAAATATTGGAGCTGGAACTATTGATGCAAGTAAAATTGCTGCAAATACGATTACTGCTGATAAAATTAACAGCGGTACAGTATTTACAAATTCTCTTCAAGTAGGAGGTTCTCCTGCTGTATCTGGTACTTCAATGACTGGATCAGGTGGCATATTAAATAGCACTGGTACTTTTGCTTTAGGTAATAGTTCTACTAACATTAGCTATAATGGCAGTCAAATGACGCTTAATGGTAATGTAGTTGCTACTGGAAATATCAATACTAACGCTGTTACAACAGCCGCATATGGTTCTTATAATGGTTTCCATAGATGGTGGCAAGGTTCTGTATACGGGCCTCTCGTTGATACTTTTGCATCAATCTCATTTTATGCTAATGCAGGAGATGTGGTATTACTTGAAGCAACCTTTGATCCTAGGGTTAATACACTTTATCCCTATATTTGGGATGAGTACACCTACATTTCTGTTTTAAGAGCTCAACTTCAGTTTAATGGAGTTGTTGTTACAGAAACAAAGAGTTCTAGTATTACAAACCTTGGCGGCATAAGTGACACTAGTCCTATCACAGCTTTAGAGGGCTGGGTGTCTTCTAAAGTTATTCGAGCAACAGCAACAGTTAGTACAAGTGGTACTCAGACTTTAAGTTTAAATGGTTATTCCTATGGATTAGCAGGTGGTTTTGGTAATGGTGGTTCTTACGCTTTTCAAAACATTGTTTTAAGTGCATTTATTCGGAGACGCTAATGAAATTTTATGCAAGAATATCTAACAACATTTTACAACAAGGTTATGGACTAGATGAAGATTCCTTTGAAGTAACAAAGCAAAAATATCCAGAAGATATATTCCTAGAAACAGATAGTTTATGCGCACCTGATACTCATTATTTTCAGGATGGTGCAGTTATAAAGAAATCAGAAAAACCATCAAACTCTTGTTTTTGGAATGATACAACTTTTTCTTGGGTAGAAAACTCTCAGTTAAAAGAAGTTGAGGTTAAACGAAAGAGATATATGCTGTTATCAAGTTCTGACTGGACTCAATTACCTAATAATCCATTAAGTGTAGAAAAACAAACAGCTTGGACAAATTATCGTCAAGAGCTTAGGGATATAACCACACAATCAGGTTATCCTTTTGATGTTATTTGGCCAACTAAACCAAATTAATCAATTTACCAGGGGACGCTAAAGAGAGATCCTAGGCTCCCCTAGGTAATATATTATATATGATATTAATAGATAAAATAAGAACATTAGAAGAACTCGATAAATGCCTAGATATTTCATTAGGATTATTTAGTCATTATGAATCAAATGAAATCGGAATAGATGAAGTTTACTGTAGGGAAAACCTGATAGCTCTTGCTAAACGTGGTGATTTCTTCAGGATTGTTAAATACAATGATGAACTAGTTGGTTGGATAGCTGCAAAAGTAAGTAGTCCATATCTGCATTCTAGAGAAAAAGTGTTGTATCAATTATATTACCATTGTAGCTTATCTGGATATTCTGCTGTAAAAGCATTAATTCTTGTCCATGAAGCAATGATAGAAGCTGCTAGAGAAAAGAATATTCGTCTAGTGGTTACGTCTAGTGAACTAGATAACTATGAAACATTCAATCGAGTGTTACTCAAACAAGGCTGGATAAAAAGAAACAAAAGTTTAATTTATCCAATTGATTAACCTGAACTCCATCTGAGGATCGAGAAGGGAACAAAAATGGCAAGAAGTAAAATTACGTCTGCATCAAAAGATTTAATATCTGATGATGGTGCAGTATTAGTGTCTGTTATCAAGGGTGAACAGATACATTTAAATTTAACCCTATCTTGGCTTACTAACATTTCTGATTATGAAATCTTTAGTAAAGTCGTAGAAGCGAATAATGATGGATCAGGAGCTATTCCTGATTCAGTAAGACCAGGTGGTGCAGTTGTAACTATTCCTTTATTGGATACAGCTGACACTAATAACCAGTTTATTATGGTTATTCCAGAAACATTAATTACTGGCTGGGCAACACAACCAACACCAAACAAACCCGTATACGGTTTTATTGATTTAGAAATTCGTGATACTGGTATTGGTACTCGTAAACAAGTGTGGAAACCTTTTAGGGGTCTGATCGAAGTAAGATATTCTCCAACAGAGGTATAATATGGCTACACAAAATTATGAAGTTACAGTCAATCCGAATGCGATTACACTAGACTTAACAACTCAAAATAATATTTTAACAGTACAGACAGTTGACTACATAATGTCTTTGTCTCGTACTGGTGGTCAAGGTGCACAAGGTTATAGTGCATACGAAATTGCTGTTCAAAATGGATATACAGGCACAGCTCAAGAGTTCTCTGATGAGTTAGCTTCAATTGCTGAGAAGTCAGCCCTAGCTGTTGCGTCTGCTGCTGCTGCAGCTACCTCAGCTACTTCCGCTACTAATAGTGCTACTGCCTCTGCCGCAAGTGCAAGCAATTCTTCTATTAGTGCAGGTGCCGCAAGTGCTAGCGCCAATGCTGCCGCTCAGAGTGCAGTCACTGCTGCTGCCCAAGCTAATGCCTCTTCACAGAGCGCAACTAACTCAGCAGCTAGTGCCCTAGAATCAAGTAACTATGCAGATGCCTCAGAAGACAGTGCTATTGACTCTGAGCTTTCTGCCGCTGATGCTGCAGCTAGTGAGGATGCTGCTGCAAGTTCAGAAGCTAATGCTTTATTGTATCGTAATGAAGCTCAAACTGCTGCAACAAGTGCAGGTGCAAGTTCTACTAATGCAAATGCTCAAGCCTTAGCTGCAAGTTTAAGTGCTGCAAGTGCTGCAACAAGTGCTACTAATGCAGACAACAGTGAAGACAATGCCGCATCTAGTGCAACATCTGCTCTTAATAGTGCTACAAGTGCCAACACAAGTGCTAACCAAGCTGCTATTTCAGCTACTACAGCTACTACACAAGCTACAAGTGCTACTAATAGTGCTACTGCAGCTGCCGCTAGTCAAGCTGATGCTTTGGTCTCAAAGAACTCAGCAAGTGCTAGTGCATCAACTGCTACAACAAAAGCCTCTGAAGCCTCTAATAGTGCTGCTACTGCTTCAACTAAAGCTACAGAAGCGTCTGCAAGTGCTGCTCAAGCAGTTCTTAGTGCTACCTCTGCATCTACCTCAGCTAGTACAGCTACATTAAAAGCCGCTGAAGCCGCTCAGAGTGCCGCTGATGCTGCTGCTGCCCAAGCTGCCGCTGAAGCTAGTTTAGCATCCTTTAGAAGTACCTACTTAGGTGAACTTAATGCTGATCCTACCTTGGACGGTAATGGCGATCCAGTAATGATTGGTGCTGAGTACTTTAATAGCGCAGCAAACAAATTAAAAGTTTATACATCTACTGGCTGGCAGTTCTATGATGCTACTGCACAAACGGCTTCTCAGAATGCCGCATTAAGTGCTTCCCAAGCCGCCTCTAGTGCTGCTACTTCACAGAGCTATGCTACTACAGCGATTAATAAAGCCGCTGAAGCCGCTACTTCTGCTAATGCCGCTGATGCAAGTGCTGATGCTGCTCTGGCCTCTGAGAATGCTGCTGAGAGTTCTGAGATTAATGCTAGTGCATCTGAGAACTATGCTCTTAACTATAAAAATGCTGCTGCAACAAGCGCTGACTTAGCCTCTTCATATGCTTCGGCTTCTGGAGTAAGTGCTACTAATGCCGCAACAAGTGCAGCCACAGCAACTACACAAGCAACTAACTCTGCTAATAGCGCAACAGCAAGTGCTACTTCAGCTACTAATTCAGCTAATAGCGCTTTAGCGTCTGCTAATTCAGCGACTAATGCTGCTAACTCAGCCGCTAGTGCCGCTACTTCAGCCGCTAATGCAGGTGTCTCTGAAGCTAACGCAGATACATCCGAAGCAAATGCTCTGGCTAGTGCAAATACAGCAACAACCAAAGCTGCTGAAGCTTCTACAAGCGCTACTAATGCAGCCACAAGTGCTACTAACTCTGCGGCAAGTGCTACCTCATCTGCATTAAGCGAAGGATTGGCTACAACTGCTGCAGCTACTGCAACAACCAAAGCTAGTGAAGCGAGTGTATCTGCAACAAGTGCTAGTGGATCAGCCACAACAGCAACTACTAAAGCTGCTGAAGCAACTACTGCCGCAACAAGTGCAAACACAAGTGCCACTAATGCCGCAACTAGCGCAACTAATGCAGCTAACTCTGCCTCAAGTGCAACTACAAGTTCTGCTTCGGCTAGTACAAGCGCAACTCTTGCAGGTAACTCTGCGAATGCTGCTGCTCTTAGCGAAACTAATGCGGCTACTAGTGCTAGTGCTGCAAATACATATGCGTCTAATGCCGCTACTTCAGCTAGCTCTGCTGATACCTCTGAGTCTAACGCAGAAATCTATGCAGACAATGCTTTAGCAAGTTCTATTGCTGCTGCAAATACAGTTACTACCGTTACTGGTTATGCAAATACGGCAAGCACTAAAGCTGATGAGGCAAGCGCCTCTGCTACTAGTGCGGCTAATTCTGCTACTAGTGCCACTGCATCGGCTAATACTGCGAGTACACAAGCAACTAATGCTAGTAACTCAGCAACAGCTGCAAGTACTTCCGCTAGTAATGCAAGCACCTCAGCTACAACTGCGAGTACCCAAGCTAGTAATGCTGCAGCTTCTGCTTCTTCCGCTAGTACTTCTGCAAGTGCTGCAAATATTTCAGCTATTAATGCAAATACATCTGCTACCAGTGCGGCTAATAGTGCCACTGCTGCAGGATCCGCTAAACTTGCCGCTGAAGCTGCTCGTGATCAAGCTCTAGCTGCTTTTGACAATTTTGACGATAAATATCTAGGCGAAAAAGCTTCTAATCCAACATTAGACAACGATGGTAACACCTTAGTTGTTGGTGCATTGTACTTTAACACTACTCTTCAAGGAATGAGAGTTTATACAGGTACTGCATGGGTTGCCGCTTATATGTCTGGTGATGGTTATTTACTTGCTAGTAATAATCTTTCAGAGTTGACTAACGTTGTAACAGCAAGATCTAATCTAGGTCTTGGTACTTCAGCTTTAGCTAATGGATATAACTTAGACGGCTTAACAGATGTAACAATTACTTCGGCCACTAATGGCCAGATTCTAGAATATGAATCAGCCACTAGTACATGGAAAAATAAAACAATTAATGCGTTACCTACACAGGCAACTCATAATGGACAATTTTTAACAACAGACGGAACAAATGCTTCTTGGGCTACTGTAGATGCTTTGCCCCCACAAGCTACTCATGCTGATAAGTTCCTGAGAACTGATGGTACAGCAGCTTATTGGGCAACAGTTAATTTACCTACAAGTGCCTATACACGTACAAGCTTTACAGCTACTGCTGGACAGACTACATTTAATGTAACTTATCCACTAGGTTCAATTCAAGTTTATGTTAACGGTGTATTGTTAAAAACTTCAGACTACACAGCAACCAATGAAACTTCATTTACACTAACTGTACCTGCCAGTGCAGGAGCGGCAGTTGATGCCTTGGTTTATAATGTTTATGGTGTTGGTCAAGTACTTGCTGAAAACATTATTGGTACTGTTGATATTGAATCGGGAGGTACAGGAGCCACTACAGCTGCTGGCGCAAGAACTAATCTTGGATTGGGTACTGCGGCTACAACAGACAGCACGGCTTATGCTACTGCTGCTCAAGGTGCTCTAATTGACAATATTGTTTCAGCGACTAAAGAGCCAATTGGTTTTGTTAATAAAAATGATTCTAGTATTTCATTTAATTCAACTACTAGAGTATTTACAATTAGCCCAGTAGGTGGTTCTTTTGAAGTATGGTGTAAAGGTGTTAAGAATGTAGTTTCAACTGCACAAACAATAACTTTACCTAATACAACAGCCTTATATTATATTTACTATAGTAGCTTAGGTGTATTATCTTATAAAACTACCTACTTTACTTGGGACACTGATACTCCAGTATCTTATGTTTATTGGAATGCAACAACTGGACAAGCTACATACTTTGCTGATGAAAGACATGGTACAACCCTAGATTGGGCTACCCATGAGTACTTACATAGAACTCGTGGAGCAGTTATTGCTAGTGGATTTGCAGCAAATGGTTATACTCTATCTGGTACAGGTGACCTTAATTCAGATGCACAGATTAGTATTGAGAGTGGTACATTCTTTGATGAAGACTTAGAAATTAATGTTGTTTCAACAGCAACACCTACTCAAAATACCTGGACACAAAATCTATTGTTTCCTGCAAAGATTCCTGTATTGCGTCTTAGTGGTGCTTCCGAATGGATTTTAGATACTGCGACAGACTATCCTTTAAAACAGGGTACTGCCAGACCTCAGTATAACTATTATTCTGGAGGAGTGTGGCTAACAGCAGATGTACTTAATAATGATTATACCTGTTCTTGGATTATTGCGACTAATAACCTTAACCATCCTGTTATGGCTATTATCAGCCAATCAAACCTAACTACATTATCTAATGCTCAATCTGCAAAGTTTGAAGAACTGATATTAACTAACTTCCCCTCTCTTGAGTTTAGACCTTTATATAAACTTATTTTCCAGGGAAATGATGGATACGATAATACTCCAAATGCAAGATTAAGAGAAATCTACGATCTTAGGGCTGTACAATCTGCAGGTGTCTCTGCTGCTGCTGTAAATGATCATTCTAACTTATCAGGTCTCAGTGATGACGATCATCCACAGTATTTACATGTGGATAATGTTAGAACCGTATCTGCTGCAGTAAAGGCTAGTTTATTGCCTTCTCAAACAACTAATGCAAATAAGTTTTTAAATACAAATGGTACAGAAACTTCTTGGTCTTTAGTGGATGTTGGAAATGTAACAGGTGCTCTACCAATTATTAATGGGGGTACAGGAGCTACTACAGCAAGTGGTGCCCTAACTAATCTTGGTGCATACCCTGCTACTAACCCATCCAGCTATATTACTACTGCTGGTGCTCGTTCTGCAATTTCGGTTACAGGTGCAGGATCTTATGATTCTGGTACTGGGGTAATTAATATTGTTGGAGGAGTGACAAGTTTTAATACTCGTACAGGTGCAATTAGTTTAACTTCAGGCGATGTTACTGGTGCTCTTGGCTTTACACCTTATAATAGTACTAACCCAAATGGCTACATTTCTGGAATTACTTCTGGCAATGTAACAACAGCATTAGGGTATAGTCCTGAAAATGTTGCTAACAAAGGTAATGCCAATGGCTACGCTAGTCTTGATGGATCAGGTTTAGTACCTGCAAGTCAATTGCCTAGCTATGTCGATGATGTACTTGAGTACACTAACTTAGCTTCATTTCCCGGAGCAGGAACTACTGGAAAGATTTATGTAGCGTTAGACACTAACAAAACTTATCGTTGGTCTGGAACTACCTACATTTATATTACTAGTGGTGCTGTAGATTCAGTTGCGGGTAAGACAGGCGTTGTAACTTTAAACAACTCAGATGTTGGTCTAGGTAGTGTAGAAAACAAGAGTTCTGCTACAATTAGAGGTGAGATTACTAGCTCTAATGTAACAACAGCTTTAGGGTTTACACCTTATAATGCTACTAATCCAAGTGGGTATATTACAAGTTCTGCGTTAAGCTCCTATTTACCATTATCTGGTGGTACATTAACTGGCCCTGTTCTTACTACTACGGATTCTAGCTCCTGGGGTGTATACTCAAGAACTTCTGGATACGAAAATTATTCAGGTATTTGGTTTTCTACGAATGTTGGTGAATTATTGTTGCGTAAGGCTGATGGCAGTTTGTCAACACGTATCGCTGCTGATGGCTCATTTGCTTTTATTAATAATAACAACATCCTTCATGCTGGGAATTACAACTCTTACGCTTTGCCTTTAAGTGGCGGTACGATGAGTGGTGATTTGACTGCTACTCGGATTCGGGGCGTAAACAGTTTAGTTTTAAACACATACACAACGGTAAATCCAGCCTCTAATGTGTATTTATATAGTCCACTCGGTGACCGAGATGCTTGGATTTATTTAGATTCCGCAGACACAGGTAGTAACTGGGGTATTTATCATAGACAAATTGATTCAGCCGTAAGCGGTTTGCCAGCAAACTCTCTTGGTTTTATTGGAGGGGGTACTAGTGCGCTACAAGCTTGGATTTCTCTTGCTAATGGAAGTGCTAATTTTGCTGGTGCTTTAACGCAAGCTGGAAACCAAGTACTTCATGCTAGTAATTACAGCTCTTACGCATTGCCCCTTAGCGGTGGTACAGTTGCAGGGCCGGTTACTATAACAGGTAATGATAATCAATTAATTATTGATGCTACATCAGGACCAACAGCCGGAATCTTTCTACGTCATAGTGGTGTAAATAAATGGGAAATTTATAATAGTTCTAATGCTTTTGGGTTATACAACTACAGCTCTGGTCAAAATGAACTTTCAATAAGTGCTGCAACTGGTATTGCTAACTTTAGAAACACTCCGACTGCTGGAGGCAATGCAATCCTTCATGCAAGTAACTATAATTCTTATGCACCTACACTAACAGGTGGCGGTGCTTCGGGTACTTGGGGTATTAGCGTCTCAGGTAATGCTAGTAGCTCGTTGCAATTGAGCAGCGATACAAGTTCAAAAGGTAGTGCACTTCAATATTGGCAAATTTATGACCGCCCTGACATTAATCCAAATAGCAATTGGCATTACGCATTACGTATGTCTCATGGAGATGCTGAAACTTATTATTCAGGAACTATTGCATTAGATTTTGGATCAGATATTTTATCCTTTAGGCGTAAAGTAAATGGTACTAATCAATCTTGGAGAACTATTTTACATGATGGTAATTACAACTCCTATGCTCCTAGTTTAACGGGAGGTAATGCTTCAGGCACTTGGGGTATCAATATCACTGGTAATGCTGGCGGTTCTTCTACTTCTGTTTCTACCTCGTCATCAACTGGAATTCAATCTAGTCATGTAGCGGGGATTAATACTACAACGCCCGGTTTAGCAACGTATGGCATTGCTTTTTCTGGGTCTAGTTCTACTGATAATGCGCAAGGTATTACGTGGGGTTGGTCAGGAACTAACGCACAAGCGGGCATTTACGTTCAGTCATCTGGTTCTTATGGCACCAAGATGTATTTTGGTACGACCGATTCGTTTGCAACAGGCTCAAAGACTTCAATGTCGATTGACCATGTTGGAAACGTAAACCTACCCCGAGGCACCTTTAGCAACGGTTCTGTTTGGATCAATAACGGCACAAACTCTGGCAATTATAACGAAAACATTCGCTTGTTTAATGCGCCAAATGGTGCTTCTGTTATTGCGTTCAGCGCTTCAGGCACATCAGGAACGCCTACAACTTCATTACTAGGGTACTCGGATCGCTTTGAGATTCGCTATGCAGACGCTTGGCAACAAAGAACTTACAACGGATATGTAGAAGCATTGGGGAGTTTTCGCGCACCAATTTTCTACGACAGTAATGATACTGGATACTATACAGACCCACGTAGCACATCAAACCTTTTCGATTTAACTATTACGGGATCTTCGCACAAGTACTTGTTTATCAACCCCGGCAACGGCTACGAAGCTATGGTGCGTTATAATGGTGGTTCTGGTAATAGCTGGTATGTTGGTAAACGAACAGCTAACGTAATAGTTGGCTCGGCAGATTTTCATTTTTACTCTGAGGCTGTTAGTGCTAGTGTTTGTGGAATCGATACTAGTGGTAATGTGTTTGCTAGTGGTTCTTCAAGAGCACCAATCTTCTACGATAGCAACAACACTGCCTATTATTTAGACCCAAGCAGTACCGGCACTTCAATGAATGCCGCAGGAAATGTGACCATTGGTAACAGTGGGGCTAACACTGGTTTATTTATTAACTATGGTGGCGGTGCAGGAGACTACGCTGTAGTTGGCCGCTGCTATCAAGCTGGCACCAATAACCAAACCATCCATGTATTTTCAACTGCATGGCAAAGCGGTACGTTACAAAGTACATCTGCTGGCTCAATCAATTTGGACGGAGCTAACGGAACTACTATTGGCGCGTGGAACAATAATGATATGTGGATTGACAAAAGCGGCAATTCCCAATCTAGAACAAGCAGCCGAGCACCAATCTTTTACGACAGCAACGACACTGCCTATTATTGCGATCCAAATAGCGTATCTCGTTTGTATGTCGTCCGCGCAAACGGATTACAGTTTGGCGGTAGTGACGCATATATGTTTGACACCGGACTTTGGGCAGGTACGGGTGGTTATCCCGGATATCAATTTACTGGCGGCAACAGCCGTTTTGGTTTTAGTTCCACTAGTGGTTATATCGATGTTTACACAGATGGCAACTTCTATGGCGGCATAGATTTATATGGTGCAAATCGATTAGTTCCATTGTTTGATGCCAATCAAGGCGGTGGTGCGTTGTATTCGAGTATTATTTACGACAGCAACAGCACTGGTTTTTACTTAGACCCATCTTCCGCAGGTAAGTCAATGATTGTTAACGGCAATATTGAATTAACCGCACGAAGTGAGTCTTGGGGTGAAGGTATCCGAATTAATGTACCCACTGCTGGAACATGGGGTGGTATTCGTTGGAATCGAAGTGGTGCGTCTGGTCCTGGAAACTGGGCACTTGGTTATACAGGTATAAACTCTACAGATGATTTAACATTTTGGAGTGGCACACAAAATCTAATAATGTTAAATTTAGATCATTCTGGAAATCTAATTGCTCGTGGAAACATTACAGCATATGGTTCACCATCTGATCGTAGGTTAAAGGAAAATATCCAACCGATAACAGGCGCTCTAAATAAAGTACTACAACTTCAAGGTTGCACATTTACTTGGAAAGAAGATTCTAGAGAGCATGAATATGTAGGACTATCTGAAGATATTGGTTTTATTGCCGATGAAGTTCAGGAAATCCTTCCAGCAATGGTTCGTAAAGGTGATGATGGATATCTTTCATTACGAGATCGTGGTTTTTCAGCGTTGCTGGTTGAAGCCTTAAAGGAACAAAACCAAGAAGTCGTAGATCTAAAGTCTAAACTAAATCAACAACAATTAGAACTAGATGAGTTAAAATCACTAGTCAAATCCTTGTTAGCAAACCGCTAACTTTTACTATAGCCAATTTTAGGAGAAAATTATGGCCGTTACATACACATGGAAAGTTACTTCCTTAAAGACAAAAACCGAAGGTGCTCATCAGAGCGCTGTTGTTCAAACTTACTGGACCAAGACTGGTGTAGATGAGGATGGACACGAGGGTACTTTCTCGGGAGCAACCCCATTTACTTCAACAACCATGCCTGAAGGTTCAACCTTTATTCCATTCTCAGAACTAACTGAAGAGATCATTCTGAACTGGATTAAAGCCGTAGTTGTTGGCGGTTACGAAGAGCACGTAAATGCTCAAATTCAAAAGCAGATTGATGAGAAGCACAATCCAATCACCGAGGCTCAGATGCCTTGGGCACCTCCTGTGGAGACACCTGCTTCAACACCTGCATAAGGTTAACAACAAAACCAAAAGAGGTACTTAATGAGTATACCACGTAATTTATCTAAGTTAGCAGAAGGCACAGATTCTAGTGGTGTACTAGGCATTGCTTATGGCGGTACTGGCGGAGGCTCACAAGCTGATGCTAAGGCCGCCCTAGGCTTGCATGCCGTAGCTACAAGTGGCTCCTATGCAGACTTACTAAATAAACCTACAACTGCAAATATTGTAGAGAATACAAACTTGTACTTTACGGATGCTCGGGCTCGGGCATCTGTAAGTGCTTCTGGAAGCCTCAGTTACAATTCAGCAACTGGTGTTTTCAGCTATACAACTCCTTCGACATCAGGAATTAGTGAGGGTACTAACCTTTACTATACAGATGCTCGTGCTAGAGGTGCTCTAAGTGCCAGTACTGGGATTAGTTATAATTCTACTACTGGTGCTATTAGCACTACTATTACACAATATACGGATACTTTAGCTAGAGGTGCGGTTAGTGCCTCTGGTGACCTAAGCTATAACTCTGCAACAGGTGTGTTTAGTTATACAACCCCCAGTACTTCAGGTATTGTAGAGGGAACAAATCTTTATTTCACGGATGCTCGTGCTAGGGCATCTATTAGCGTTACTGGTGCTGGTTCATACAACTCAACCACTGGTGTTATTAACATTGTTGGTGGTGTAACTAGCTTTAATACTCGCACTGGTGCTATTACTCTGAGTTCAGCAGATGTTACTGGTGCATTAGGGTTTACGCCTTATAATGCTACTAATCCAAGTGGATATATTAGCGGCATTACGTCTGGAATGGTTACAACAGCATTAGGGTTTACACCTTATAATGCTACTAACCCAAACAACTATATTACAGTAGCTCAAGCTCGTTCAGCAATCTCTGTTACTGGATCTGGTTCATATGATTCCACCACTGGTGTTATTACAGTTACTGGTGGAGTTACTAGTGTTAATAGCCGTACTGGTGCAGTTACTATTGGCTCTGCAGATGTTACGGGGGCTTTAGGGTTTACTCCCTATAATGCTACTAATCCTAATGGGTATATTACAGGCATTACTAGTTCAAATGTAACTACTGCTCTTGGATTTACTCCATATAACTCCACTAACCCTAGCGGTTATATTTCGGGTATTACTTCTGGAATGGTTACTACTGCATTGGGGTATATTCCTTATAACTCTAGTAATCCTAGTGGGTATATTACTAGTTCTGCTTTGTCAGGGTATTTAACTACGAGTGGAAAAGCAGCAGACTCTAATCTTTTAGATGGATATGATAGTACTTCTTTTTCTGGTCCGAATAGTACTATAAAACAATTCTTTTGGAATGACCTAGGGGCTTCGGGCAGTCAAGCACGAACTTTTGAAATAGCCCGCATAGCCATTGATTTTAACGACTGGAATGGCGGTAGCGGGCCATTTGAAGTTGAACTGTATGAAAAGTACTATTCTCGGGGTCTTAAGAAGAAATACGTTATTAGCTATGGCTATACCCAAACTTCGAGCATCCAGTTAATCGAATACAGCGGCAGCGGTGACAACAACTTCCAATGTCGTATTAGCTCACCTGTTCAAGTCAGTGGCGATAATTATTACATTTCTGTTTTTGTTGATGTTCGTCACTATGCTGGTGTTGATGTTCGTGTTACGACAAATCGCACAACTACTACATCAAACCCACCAAGCGCTGGCACTACTTTCATTAACTCTGCTCCAACTCCAACCAATATTTCTGATTTTAGTTCAGATAGCACAGTTAATTTTGCTTCTACCTCTAATGTTCAAATTACTGGTAATCAATTATTACATGCAGGTAACTACAGTTCCTACGCCCTGCCATTAAGCGGAGGTACAGTCACTGGACAGGTAACCTTGTCTGCTAATGGAAACCAACTTAGCTTTGTTCGGGCTGATGGCACTACACCTAACTGGACATTTCATGGGTGGAGCGGTGGATTAAATATTTATTCAAGCGTTGCAAGTACTGTATACATAGGTCGTGATGGTCCAGGTACTAGTCTAGATGTCTTTAATGGTTCATTGACCCAAGGTGGAAATCAGGTTCTTCATGCAGGTAATTACACTGGCTTTAATAGTATTATTCGAGCCTTGGGTTATCCGTCAAGCAGCAATGACTGGAACAGTCTTGGCAATGGATATCAGAATAGTATTATTCAGGTTGATCCATCAAATTTCTCTAGTACGACTAATGGCCCTACTGCTGCCTCGTATACCTATGGTACATTGCTAAATTTTGCGGCAATGAGTTCGTCACAGGCGCAGATTTTTATTAGTCACGCAGGTAATGATTTAATTTTCCGTGGCGGGTGGAATGGAAATGCCTGGCAGACATGGAACAAGGTTTTAACAAATCAAAACTACAACAGCTACAGCCCAACATTAACAGGCGGCAATGCTAGTGGTACATGGGGTATTAATATTACGGGTAATGCTGGTTCAGTGACCAATGGTTTAACAACTAGTAACTACACAAGCTATGCGCCTAATATAAGCCAATTAACTGCTGGTTACAGCGTTAGTAATTTTGATGCTATTAAAGCCCCCGGACTTTATCAGTATGACGGGTCAATGACCAGTACGCCAAATGGTCGTGCTAATTATCGATCAATCGAAATTGGTTCGAGTGGAAGATACTCACAAATCGCACTTCCGTGGGATCAGGATGGTATGTGGTTCCGTCGTCAAACCGGCTCAGATTGGAGTGCGTGGAGAGAGGTGTTACATAGTAGTAACTACAGCTCCTACGCTGTACCTTTGAGCGGTGGAACCATGTCTGGCCGCTTGACGATTTCTCCTGGCTGGACTACTTCGGGTCGCAACTACTCAAATGAATGGATTGAGTTTGGTGGTTATTCTGGCCTATACAGCCCGCAGAACGGAGCTCACTTTTACCCAAATAATGGAACGTACGGTGGTTGGCGTTCAGCGGGGTCAAGAAACGGTTGGCATGGTATTGAGTTTGATTCAAGTAACGGTAATACCGTATTGATGATAGGTAGTGATGGTAATACTAGCGGTTTCCACAATAACAATTCTGGCTGGCAGTTTCGTTGGGCAAGCGGGGAATTACATGTATATAAGAATTCATACGGTGGAGGTACAGATGCCATTGTTCTAGACGCAGCTAATTATACAAATTACTCGCCTGGCTCTGGGTCTACTTGGACATTTGGTAACATCTATGCTAATAATTGGTTCCGTAGTAATAGCAGTGGTAATGGAATGTATAACCAAGCTACAGGTCAACATTGGTATTCTGATGATAGTGCATATTGGAACATGGGCGGAAATAATGGCGGTCAAGGTATTAGGTTTAGGGATACTCATAATGGAACCGTCAGAGGCTATGTTTATTATGATACTGGAAATAGTATTGGATTTTTAAATAATAATGGTAACTGGAGATTACGTGTTGTAGGCGGTGATTATACACTTGCTGACGGCTCATCCATGCGAGCTCCTCTTTTTTATGATAGTAATGATACTAATTACTATGTTGACCCAGCAAGTACTTCTAGTTTAAAGCTATTAAATGTTGCAGGTTATTCAATAGGTTGTTCAGCAACTATTGATCTTACAGGATATGACCAAAATACCTATTACCCAGTAGGTATATCTCTGTCCGCTTCCCAAACAACCCGTATTAAAATTAATGTTGGGTTAAACTCAAGTTCCACTCCGTCTTGGTCTACGCATCCTGCTGGTTTTACTTTAGTAATGGACTGGGAAAATAACGGTGGTGGTTGGGGTACAACAACTCAACAAAGGCAGATTAACGCATTTACTTACGGATGGAGTAATGTTAATCCTTGCGGAGGCATATCACAAAACAATCAAGCTAGTCTAGAATTTGTTTATTTGCGAGGTGGCGGAAGATATTTTGTTCAGGTTAGCGGCCTAGATACTAGTATTAGTTTATATGCAAATGGTTATGACTACGGTGGTACTTCGCATTATGCAAGGACATCTATATTAAATGATGTATGGTCCTCTGCGACTGGTAGCGGTGTATCTGTAGCTGAATGTAGAGCATCTACTATAAGGGCTTCTTCAAATAGTTTCTCACCAATATACTACCATAATACTGATACAGGCTATTATCTAGCGCCTAATGATACAGGAACTTCATTAAGGGTTGCTGGAAATATTACCGCATATTACTCAGACATGCGTCTTAAAAAGTACTTAGGTAAAATTGAGAATGCTAAACACAAAGTTTGCCAGCTTGAAGGCTTTTATTACGAAGCTAATGAGTTAGCACAAAGTTTTGGCTATAAACCTAAAAGAGAAGTTGGGGTTTCTGCTCAGGCTGTGCAATCCGTTTTACCTGAAATTGTTACAGATGCACCAATTAATAGTAACTATCTAACAATTGACTATGAACGTTTAACTCCTTTATTGGTTGAGGCCATTAAAGAACAAGATAACGAAATCGTAGATTTGAAAACTAGAGTAGCTCAACTAGAAGCACTCATTGAAAAATTAATTAAGGAATAATATGGCAACCACATTTACAATTAAAATTAACGGTATCCGTACTGCTACAGTAAACGGATTAGAAAACACAGTAAAACAAGTTGAATGGACTTTAACTGGTGAAGAGGCTGGTCAAAAGTTTGAGTTACCACAGACAACAAATCTTGGTGATCCTGATTCTTCCAACTTTGTACCATTGACTAGTCTGACAGAAGCTGCTGTTATGGCTTGGGTTGAAGCTACAGATGAACGCATTCCCAATATCAAAGCACATATTCAATATGTGTTAGAAAAGGAAATTGCTAGGGCATCTTTAGTATCTACCCCAATGCCTTGGGCACCTGTGGTTGAGACTCCTGAGCCAACACCGACTGAGGCATAAGCTTAATCATGGCTGGATACCTTCAAGGCAGTGGATCAATATCCATGTCTCAAATTAACTCTGTCTTTGATGGACGGGGTCAAAATATAGGCGCTTATAGAGGTACCACTTGGTATACAGCTGGTGGTAGCTCTGGTACTTTTAGTTCTGGAGTAATATCATTTAGTGATTTTTATGGTAAAGGACCAAGTCCTGCATTTACAGTAGCGTACTCAAGCGGCTTTGGTAATGGTTACTTTATTGATGATGTGTTTTATGGCTTCGGAGAACCAGCTGGCGCAGGTATTCGGTGGAATACCAATGGAACTATGGATCAATACGGGTATGATTTTGGATATCAACCTCTTGGGGAAACTTGGGGGAATCCAACTACTTCTGGGATAGGCTCAAACTACTGGATTCGGTTTACCCGAACAGCAACAGACGGTTTTGGTGCAGCTGCTGCTTCTACTGCTTCTACTGGTTGGGTTCAATTAGATTCCCCAGGTAGAGAAATCACTATTTACCAAGCCTCAGCTACCCAAATTAGTGCTACATATACTGTAGAAATATCTTCAAGCTCTTCAGGCTCACCTGTATTAACTACACGAACTGGTATCACTATTGCACTATCTAACGGTTACCTCTAACTAAAAGATAATCAAACAAATATAACAGGAAGTCACTACCTGACATTTAGTGACAATTTAAAAAGGAAATTAAAATGGGAAAAAATGAAAAGACCCCTGTAAATATCGATGGCGTAGAATACAAGTATGAGGACATGAGTCAGCAACAGCAAATGTTGTTAAACCATGTTGCAGACTTAGATCGCAAAATCGACTCCTCTAAATTTAACTTGGATCAACTCCAAGTAGGTCGTAACACGTTCTTTGAGATGCTTAAGAAAGCTTTGTCAGAAGAGCAACCAGCAGAGACTCAACCAGTACCTGCTTAAACTTAATGGTCACCCCGTAAAAAGGGTGGCCTTTTTTATCAAAAAAGTGAGAAAAATGACGTATCTATAATAGAAGAATATCTTAAAAGATAGGACTCTAATCTTATTAACTCAAAAAGGAAAATCATGAAAGTAAATGAAAAGCTTATGGATGCTGTTACAGTAGTTGCAGTCTCAATGGGTTTGTTAGCTTTGGTACTGCACGGTCTTGACGCTCTGTTCTAATCAACGAAGGAATGAAAATGACTGAAGTAATGTACTACGTGTATTCTAAGAAAAGTGGTTACTTGATTACTAAAACAACTAATCTAAAAGATCTTGAAGCATATCTTCCAGAACTAGTAGAGGTTGTAATAGCATGAACAGTAACTCAAATCGAATCAAAGAACTTGATAAAGGAAAGTCTATGCCTAGGTACTTACTGTTGAATCCTCTGTATGGGGATAACTTTGGAGTTACAGCACAAGAAGTAATCGAATCATTAGAAGAGTTTGGCCTCACTTATATTTTCTCAAATGACACTAAGGGTATACCAGCAATTTATGCTACAAGTTACTCTAAAGACTTAATTGAGAGAATGTGCAATGAAGTTCAACTTGATGGCTCTATTATTGAATTCAGTACAATTTACGATCAAGTATTTGAGAATTAATTATGCCTAGACTAACTTTAAAAGCTGGTGATTATACTATAGAAGCTGTTCAGTACAATGCCTTCGACTCTGTTGAAGTAACTGTATATGACGACTTCTTGCAGGCTGTAGTGTCTCCTAAATTGTATGATGTTAACTCAGCATACATGACCGGAGAAACTGTAGCTTCTGTCCTTACAGAGTCTGCTGAAGACTTTCGTAGGATTTTCAAAGCGGTTGAAGACTTAGTCTTTGTAGATAAAAAACTCGGAGTTTAAAAATGTGTACTAAATGTCCACCTGTGTATTCTGATGTAAAAATTGCTGATGAGGAAGGTTATGTCTACCAAGTCAGTAAAGAGATTTTTAACTATGCTAAAGTTCGTCATGAACCGCATAGCTTAGAATTCTTTAATAAAATCGGTGAGGAACTTGATCATTGGAAAGCTAATCCGTTGGCACATGTAAATCAAAGATTCAAACGAGTAGGTCATGTAAATACCATTAGAAAATAATGAGCTTATTTACAATTTTCCTATTAATAATGTTTATAACATTTTTGATGTCACGTCGACTCTTCTTTGTTCTACTCATTCTCTATCTACTGTTAGTTTTTACCAGTGGACCTTTTCCAAAACCTTTCATCTAATGGAGTATTAAAATGGCTATAACATCACTTGGTTATTTTCTTGGTTGGTTACTTGGCTTCTTGGCTGCAATCGTTACCTTGAGTGTTGCCAAAGAAGTTCTGGTTGTTGGTCTTTCTTTCTTTGTAGCAAATAAAATTGTTACGTGGTATCAAGATAGAAAAGATGGTATTGTCGAAGTAGATGCTACTGAAATACCAATGGATGCAAAATTCGCATCTTAATTAAAAAGTTCCCCGAGGCTAACGCCTTGGGGTTCTTTCGAATTTTTTAATCAAAAACGGGATATAATAATAATAATGACAAAAGCAATCCTATTTGAAGTTTTAATTCTTTTACTAGAAACATTTATTGTGTGGCTCTATAAAAAGATTATGAATACTAAGGACAACCAAGAAAACTATCAAACATCTTTAAATTTTTCCTAAATGACTGTTCTAGATAAATTAGTTAATGATATAACACTACGTCAAGTATCCTTGCGTGCAGATAGAAATATTTACACACATTACTTGAAGGACGTAGATCCAAAGACACTAATAGACATCTCATATCCTCATATACTACGTGGACTTGAGAGACAAGGTACATTAGTAGACATTATCGCTACCATTGGTAGAAGGGTTAGACAAACACTTGACCTACCTAACGATACTATCTCTGATGCACAGGTTGGCTGGTTTATTTGTATTGCTTATATTGAATGTGGAGTTCTTTCTTTTAGATTGAAATACACATACAAGAATGGCAAGAAAAGTAAATATCAAGCTTATTTCTTTCAAGTAAAAGATTGGAAAGCAATTAAAGATCTCTGGAGTTTAATAGATCAAACTAAAGTTGATATATTTCCTCTTAGAGAAAAAGCAACACCCTGGGACTCTGCTTACAATAACTTAGGTGTACCAATTATTAAGAAAGGTCATTCTACAGCATTAGCTCAATTTAAGAATAATGACAAGCAGACCTTGTATGATATTCTGAATAAGCTACAGGCTACTGGATGGCGGATTAATAAAGATGTATTCAAAGTATATCAGCATTTCCTCCATAAAGAGAATCCGACTAGTCCTTTTAAACTACACTCTGAGATTGATGAAGAGAAAAGAAAGTCATTGTTAATTGAGGCGGAGGCTATTGAACAATTAGCCTTAACTCACTTAGATAATGCCTTCTACCATGTGTATAACTTTGACTTTCGTGGTCGAGTGTATGTCAACACTGCATTCTTACACGAGCAGTCTAGTGATAACGCAAAGGGTCTACTATTACTAGATCAAGCTACACCTCTTGGTGAAAATGGCTTGTTCTGGCTAAAAGTACATACTGCCAATTCCTTTGGTAACGACAAGGTGACGCTAAAGCAGAGGGCTGAGTTCGTAGATGAGAACATTAATTTATTCTTATCTTATGCAGAAAAACCAACTATTAATCAAGGTTGGATTGATACTGATGCTCCATTCTCTTTCTTAGCTGCTTGTAATGAACTAAGAAAAATCAAAGAATGGCTAATGCTAGGTAACAAGTTAGAAGACTATCAGTGTGCACTTCCAGTGTATATCGATGGTTCTAATAACGGTGTTCAGCACCTAGTAGCTATGTCTCAAGATGAAGACATTGCACCATTAGTTAATTTAGTTCCTCAAGATCTTCCTGGTGATGTGTACATGTATATTGCAAAATATGTATGGCAACATTTACAGGAAATGGCAGATAAGCTTACTGATGAAGAACGTAATCAATTTGATTCAGTTTACAGTAAAGCTAAGGAACTCCAAAAGGCTTACTTTGATGCACCAGACAAGACAGAGCAGAAAGCCTTAGCCTATGCTGCTGCTCAAGAATGGCGTAATCAAAATCGAGCTATACGAGAAAAGTTATTTCCTATTTACTGGCTTAACATTGATAATCCAAAAGATCAGCGTAAAGTAGTAAAAAGAAATGTAATGACTCTCGGTTACGGTGGTACTGCATACGGCATGGGTCAACAAATTATTGATGATACCCGTGATATGTCTGAGTATCTCCGTGACAAGGAACACCTCTGGGGTGCTTTGCTAGGTGACTTAGTCTTTGAGACTTGTTATGAGAAACTTAAAGGACCAGCTACAATGCTTCGTATGTTTCAGAATCTTGCAGAAAGATCTAATGAAAAAGAAGTGTTCTTAAAATGGACTACACCTGTAACTAACTTTCCAGTAGTTCAGGCATATCGTAAGCCATCTATTGTACGTACTAAGTTGAAGTACGGAGAAGAAGAATTAAAAATTCAACTTCAGACTTGGGAAGAAGCAACTATTAACAAAGATTCCCAAAAGACAGGTGCTGCACCAAATATCGTTCATAGTTTCGATGCTGCTCATCTGACAATGACTGTAGTATCTGCCCCATATGAAATGACTGTTGTCCATGATTCTTTCGGTACTTTACCGGGACGTATGGATGATTTGTTTTATAGAGTAAGAGAGCAGTTTGTAGAGTTTTACAAAGCTAAACCTTTAGAGAAATTATTGTCTGAGCTTCAATGCGAAGACCTTATTCCTGAAAGGGGTAATCTTGATGTAAAACAGATTATGTACTCAGATTATGCTTTTTGTTAAGTTTTACCAGGGTACGCTAAAGCACAATGGTATGCATTTGTGATGTATACCTTTTATTAATTGGAAATTAAAAGTAAGGAACTAAAAAGCTATGGCTATTTTAAAAAATGTTGAGTTATTCTACCCACGTCTTGATCCCAAGAAACCAAATGCTAAGTTTAATAAAGAGCAACCTACATGGGAAGTTCAGATTCGAACTCGAGACAAGAAAGTTAAGAATGAGTGGGTCGCACTCAACTTAAAGCCTAAGACTGTAGAAGATGATGACGGTAAAGTATTTTATTCTGTTACTCTTCGCAAGAAGTCTAAAAAGAAAGATGGTGAAGTTAACCAGCCTGTAAAGGTTATTGATGGTGGTTTAAATGATATTAACCCAATGAGCATTGGTAATGGCTCAGTAGGTAATGTTCGTATTTTCCAATATGAGTATGGTGATGAAGGTAAAATTGCATCTATGTTGATGGCAGTTCAAATTACTAAGCTCAATGAATACATTCCAAAGGCATCTGATGATGAGTTTGAAATGACTGAGACAGAGATCGTTCGTGTAGCAGATGCTGACGGTGGTGATGATGAGGATGACAATCCTTATTAATTAAATTTAGGGGACTTCGGTCTCCTATTTTATCAAAGGAAATTAAATGGCAAATATTATTGCAGGTTTAGTTGGTTTAGCTGTTGTAGTAGCTTCTATCTACGGATGGATTGCAAACTTTATAGCTATATTAGCAATGAATGCTGATACCCCATTAGGTTGGGTTATTGGCCGTATTATCGGTGTTTTTGTACCTTTTATCGGAGCAATTCTTGGTTACTTCTGAATACACACTGACGTTCACTGACCCTATTAGTGAATTCGAAATGCTTCTCCTATGTAAACTTGGAGATGACTTTTCATACAATAAAGACTTTACTGTCTGCACAATTGAGACTCCAATGAGTGAACGAGAATTTCTCAAAGAAGTCTCTGAAATTACTGTAGTAGAAAACATCGGGTTAATCCAACATCTAGTAACAATGGAACCTGATTGGTTAACATATAATTCATAATGATTGCATATAAACTTTTTAAGAAAAGAAAAGATGGTACTTATGGACCATTGTTTATTAATCGGAAACAGAAAATACAATCAGGTGTTCTTTATGGAGCAGAATCTCATCCTACTGTAGGTTATGCCTATCGTCCGGGATGGCATTGCTGTTCTACACCTAATGCACCACACTTAAGCCCTAAAGGTAGAGTATGGTGTAAGATTGAAATTCAAGACTATACAAGACATCAACGACCTGAAAGTCAAGGTGGTCTCTGGTATACAGCAAATTATATGCGTATTTTAAATGAGTTATAAAATGAAACAAAGAACAATTTATTTAGCAGGTCCAATGGAGCATGTCTCTGTTGAAGATGCAAAAGGTTGGCGTGATATTGCTACTCAATTACTTAAGCAAGCAGATCAAAAAGTTCTTGATCCTACTCGTAGGGTTCATGACTTTAAACCCAAATATATGAAAAGGATATTTGAGTTAGATCTTCGTGATATTCAAGAGTCAGATTTGATTCTTGTTAACTTAGATAATCCTACAATTGCTAAACACGGTACTGCCATGGAAGTATTCTATGCTTCTTATGTACTACGTAAACCAGTAATTGCATTTAAAGCGGATGCCTCTACTATTCACCCATTCTTTGAGTCATTAGTCACAGAGTGGAGATCTACAGTAAATAAAGCCTGTGACACCATTATCACGGAGTATATTGATTAATGCCATTCTTTGTTACTTACGTAGATCCTGATGATGAGACTATAGAGCATAATATCCCTATTAGTAAAGCAACTCAGGAGTGCGTTTTTACTAGTTTAAAACAAGTAGCAGTTAAAGTGAGAGATGTTAAAGCTCACTATCCAAAATTAAAAGTTAGGGTTTATCATGCAAGCCTTTGGGAAGAGAATTAATGCCATATATTAGACAAGACTTTAAACATTTTTTACACACAAAGAGTGTAGCGGAAGTAGGCGACCTATGTACTACTCCAGGAGAATTAAACTTTGTTATTACCTCAATTGTACGAGATTACTTCAATCGTACAGACAAGGGTAATTATCAAGCCATCAATGATATTGTAGGTGCTTTAGAAGGCGCTAAGATTGAGTTTTATCGAAGAGTAGCAGCACCGTATGAAGATCTTAAAATCAAAGAAAACGGAGATGTATATTGATGCAAATTATAGTTTCAACCATTAAAGAAAATGAAGATGGTAGTGCTAATGTTAGTATAGATCTAGACAATGAGGCAAGAGAATATCTTATTAACTATGCTTTTATTAACCTGCTAGAAAAGGCAGTTGCAGAAGGTAAAAAATATAAAGTAGAGGATTCAGATGTACATACCAGTTTATGAAGTATATTCCTATGATGACAAAAGGGGCGTAGTAGCAACATTCAATGATTTTGAAAATGCCGTAAAAGCATGGAAAGAAAATGAAAACTTTTTTACTATCAAATGTGTTTGGCCTACATCTGTAAAAAACAGATCTAAGGAGTTAAATACAATTGGTGCTGTAAATGACTATCGTAACTTATTAAATACGTGGGCTATTGAAGATAATGATGATGAGTGGGAAGTAGATCAGCTTATGAAATACTTAAAAGAAAATCCTCAAAAGAAAGACGCCATTAACCCTAGCCATTATCAAGGCTATGTAATGGATTTACAATGGTTAGAGACTATGCAGTATCTACCAAGCTTCAGAGATCCTGCTTGCTTCAAAGCTGCAGTTGAACTACAAGTACGAAAGTATCTAGACCGTTTAGGTGGTAAAGATGCTGAACAACAAGAATTAGGTAAAGCATTGTGGTATTTAAAGTTTCTACTTGCTTATACTAAGAACAATAATCAACCAATCAAAATTAAAGACATAGAAAAAATTTTAAATGAGTAATCTAGTATTTGACATCGAAAGCGATGGTCTACTAGACACCGTAAGTAAAGTCTGGATGATCGTAACAAATGACACTGTTACAGGTGAGGAGTTAATCTTTACTGATTATGATCCTCAATATCCAAGCTTAGAACAAGGCTTACAACACCTATCGAAAGCAACAAGTTTAATTGGTCATAACATTATTGGCTATGATTTACTTGTTCTCCGAAAACTATACAATTGGGCTCCCAATAAAGAGACTAAACTATTTGATACAATGCTATTGTCTCAGGTAGTTGACTATGATCGATTTAATGGAAAGCATTCTCTAGCTGTATGGGGTGAATACCTTGGGCAATCTAAAGTTGAGCATGAAGACTGGAGTCAATATTCAGCAGAGATGCTACATCGGTGTAGAGAAGACGTAAAAATTAACGTAAGAGTTTTTAAGTTCATTAACAAAGAACTAAAAGGTATGTTTGAAAAGAAACAATATCTTAAGACCTCTATTAAGAACGAGCATCTAACTGCACAGTTTTGTGCTGATGCAGAATATATAGGATGGCAATTTGATAAAGACGCTGCTACAAAATTATTGGCTGACATGGAAGCTCAGATGGCAGAAGTTCAGTCAATTATTGAGCCGAGACTCAGTGTTGAAACTAAAGTCTTGGATAAAGAACCTAAGATACCACGATGGATTAAGAACGGTAACTACGATGCCACTACTGCTCGATATTTTAATATTGATGCTACTAATGGCAGGGATGTACGTCTGGTAGAGGGCCCTTATCAACGATTTGAGTATGTACAACCTGATCTAGGCAATATTGATTCGGTTAAAATTTATCTGCATAAAATCGGATGGGTTCCTGATGATTGGAACTGGAAGAAACAAGGAAACGAGTTTATTAAAGTTTCTGAAAAGCTAACAACTAGTTCACTTGAGAAATTAGGTGAGGTAGGTATGTTAATTGATAAATACTATACTACTCGATCTAGACATTCTATTTTGTCTGGATGGATGGAGAACTTAGATGAGAATAGTCGATTACATGGTAGTTGTTTTACTATCTCTACTCCAACTGGTCGTGCTAGACATAGCGGTATTGTCAATGTTCCAGGCGCTGATTCCGAGTGGGGTGCAGATATTAGAAAGTTATTTATTGCCACTCCTGGCTATACAATCATTGGCGCTGATTCTTCTGGTAATCAATTTAGAGCTTTATGTCATTATCTAAAGAATGATGAGTATACTAATGAAGTTTTAAATGGAGATGTACACCAAAAGAATGCTGATGTGCTTACAGCAGTAATGACTGAAGAACAAGCAAACTTTCCTAAAATTATTAAAGACCCAACTATTTCTCGTAAGCTAGCAAAGCCATTCATTTATGCTTATTTGTTTGGTGCTGGTGGTGAGAAGGTTTCTTTAATTTTAACTGGTGTTCGTAATGCTAAACTAGGCAATAAAATTAAGGCTGAGTTTGCAAAGCGTATTCCAGGACTAGCTTCATTAATCAAACGTATTAATGCAGTCTATAACAAAACAGAGAACCACGGTAATCCTTGGATCCCTGCATTAGATGGCCGTAAGATTCCTTGTGAATCTGCCCATAAGTCTCTCAACTATTTATTACAGAGTTGTGAAGCTATTACATGTAAAGCAGCTACTGCTCTTACCTATGTTAGACTCCAAGAGGAGAACATACCATTCAATCCCTTGATCTTTTATCATGATGAGATTGAATTTGAAGTTCCTACTGAGTATGCTGAAAGAGCCGCTGAGATTGCTAAGAAAGCTTTCCAAGATGGTCCTAAGTTATTCGGTGTGGATATTATGGATGGTGAATCCAAAATTGGTAATAATTGGTACGATGTACACTAAACAGGAATAAAATGATTGATCTTATGAGTGCTGGAATAAAAGAAGCAGTTTCAAATTATATTTCTTCAAGAGATGAGTTAGAAGACAAACTTATTAAGTCTCAAAAAGTAAGTGCAAATGCCGCATTAAGAATGCTTAATGTAGTAGACCCACAATCTTGTGTTTTAGGTGGAGCACCACGAGATTGGGCACTAGGGAAAATGGCAAAAGATCTAGATATTTATCTACAAGGATATCCTGACGAATCTAGAGAAAGTGTTAAAGTTAGAGTAACCCAAGCCTTAGATCTTCAACCCTATGAGATAGAAGATGTAACAAAAGAGTCTAGCTATATTGATAGTTTAGATAATGGTGTTCTTGGTGTATTTAATATCAAGGGTTGCTTTATGCCAATACAAATCGTGTTATGTGATTGTAGGCCAATTGATATGCTAAATAAGTTCCATGGTAGTTTATCTAAAGTAGCTTATGTTAGAAGTGATAACTGGACTCCTGATTCAGACTTTGATGGTTTTGAGTTACAAACTACACTAGAGTTTGATATCAGTAAACAGTTCCAAGTTCATCTAGTTAAGAAGGGTGATGATCCAAGATATATTGCCAAAGTTCAGGCTAAATACCCAGACTATACTCCTATCTACGAAGCATGAACGTCTTCTTTTTAGACAAAGACCCTGCAGAATGTGCTAAGGGTCACTACGATACCCATGTAGTAAAGATGATTCTAGAGTCAGCTCAGTTATTGTCTACTGCTCATCACTTATGTGGTGACGGTGGACCGTATAAAGTTACTCACCAGAATCATCCTTCAGCTGTATGGGTTAGACAATCGGTGGCTCATTATAGTTGGTTATATATCCTTATGCTAGAATTAGGTAAAGAGTATACACATCGATTTAATAAAGAACATAAAACAATCCGAGAACACAGGGATTCTTTGTTCTTTACACCAAGAGACATTAAAGCACTAGGGTGGAAAGATCCGCCTTTAGCTATGCCTGAGCATTGTCAATTAGATAGTGCTGTTGAATCATATAGAAACTATTATTTAACAGAAAAGATAAACTTAATGAAATACACAAAGAGGAACGCTCCTTGGTGGATGCAAAAACAGATCGCTATGATTCCCTCTATTTAGATCTAGCGAAAAGAATTGCTTTAATGTCCTATGCTGAGAAGCGTAAAGTTGGAGCAATTGCAGTAAAAAATAACAATATACTCAGTTTCGGATTTAATGGTACACCTAAGGGCTTTCCTAATAAATGCGAGAATGAGTATAATAAAACATTATCCTATGTGATTCATGCCGAAGCAAACCTTGTATCTAAGGCTGCTGCAGAAGGCTTGAGTCTAAGAGGATCAACAGTATACGTAACAACTGCTCCTTGTGACAATTGTTCCTTATTACTTATCCAATCTGGTGTTGAGAGAGTTGTTTTCTCAGACAGATATAAAACAGATTCAGGTATTTTAACACTAATCCACAGTAATATAAGAGTACAACAAAAATGAAAAAATCACTAGTATATCGTGTTCCATCAGCAACATACACTTATCCACGAGGTGATAAGTATTTGTATCTTAGCTTTGTAGATCGTCCTACAATTATTAAGTACAAAGTTCGAAATAAAGTAGGCCAGAAGCTCCTTGCTCGTGTTAAGAAATATGGCTACGAGAAAGTAACTTACCCAGTATGATTGCATTAGTAGACGGAGACGTTCTACTTTATCAGGCTATTTGGGGTACTGAAGACGTAGAAGAAGCTAAAATTAAATTAGACGAAGTTCTTCAAGCTGTTGTTGAAAACACCTTTTGCACTGACTATCTCATTGCAATTGGTGGTCCTAATAATTGGAGAGAAGAATTTTTCTCAGAGTATAAAAAGAGTCCTTCGAGACTTGCATCTAAGAAGAATAGATCAGAATATTTTGATGAATTAAAAGAATGGTTTTGCCAGCACCCTAATGCAGTAGTTGCCCACGGATTTGAAGCAGATGACTTACTCCGAATTTGGTCACTCGAGGCTATTAGGGATGGTGATCCTTATATTGTGTGCACAATCGACAAAGACCTAGATTGTATTCCTGGTAAACACTTTAAACCAGGACGAGATGAATATTATGAAGTAGATGAAGAGTCAGCAGACACTCACTATTGGAGACAGATACTTACTGGCGATGCAGTAGATAATATTCCTGGACTTAATAAAGTAGGTCCAGTGAAGGCTAATAAGATCTTAGAGGGCTGTGATAATAATAAGAAAAGAAAGGCAGCAGTAATAAATGCTTACAAACAACATTATGGTGACCAGTGGAAACCTTACTTACTTGCCAATGGCAGGTTGATCCACATCTGGCGCTATATTAATGACCACTTCCAAATCAAAGAAGAAGGATAACGGGCACTGGGACTTTCCTGAACAATTAGATCATGAGAATGCCTTTGGTTTTATCTATTTAATTAAAGATACAACTACAGGTATGATGTATATCGGTAAAAAGATCTTTAGAGGCACTGGCAAAATCAATAAGGGTAAGCCAAGTAACTGGAGAGTCTATACAAGTTCATCCAAGGATATTAATGCACTAATTGAAGAAAGAGGTATTGATTCCTTTGAGTTTTATGTGTTAGAACAGTACTATACTCGAGGTGGTTTAAGCTGGGCAGAAACATGGTCACAATGCCATGTAGAAGTGCCTACTAATAATCATATCTGGTATAACCGTTTTATTGACAAAGTTCAATGGCGTTCTGCTGAGGTAGTCTCAGTAAGACATCGTAGGAGATTAAGTAAATTGGCAGGTTTAAAATGAGATTAATTGGTTTTGTATTCGGTTTATGTTCTTTGGGAGTAATTCTCACACAGGCTATAAACCTATTGTCAACAGAGGTATGGGGGTCATCAGACTTTTTGTTAATGTCTGTAGCCCTTAGCTTTATTTCAACAGCTTGTTTTGCAGTTAATAAGGTATTAAACAATTAAAATGGGAAAAATAGTTGTAAAGGATCAACCATGCCTAAGTGAAGACTGTGGTAGTAGTGATGCTAGACAGGTATACGAAGATGGAACATCATATTGTTTTTCATGTAGAGGATGGTTTCCAAATCAAGAGAAGGATACTTTTGTGTCAACTAAAAAGGAAAGTTATGGTACTGAAACACTAGAAGAAATTGCTAGTTATGCCGTAAGAGGTTTTGAAGATCGAAAGATCAAAAAGAAAATTACAGAACACTTTAATGTAAAGGTTACAGTAAATGAGAAAGGTGAAGTGGATTCACATTATTACCCCTATGGTATTAATGAGATTACAGGCTATAAGAAACGTATTCTCCCAAAAGAGTTTACAGTTATCGGCAAAATTAAAAGTCTATTTGGACAAATGCAAGCGGGTAATGGGGGTAAACAGTTAGTAATTACCGAAGGTGAAATTGATGCACTAACAGTGTCTCAGGCTTGGTTCGATAAATATGAAAAGATGTATCCTGTAGTATCTATTCCCTCTGCAAGTCAAACTAGTATTTTACTTAATAATCGTGATTGGTTACGTAGTTTTGATTCAGTAGTTATCTGGTTTGATAACGATGAGCCAGGGAAAGAAGCTGCAGATCGTGCTGCAAAAATTATTGGCTTTGATAAAGTAAAAATTGTTAAGAATACTAAGTTTAAAGATGCTAATGAGCTTTATGTAAAAGAAGGTCATATAGCTGTTTTAGGACAAGTATGGGATGCACAACCTTGGAGCCCAGTAGGTATTGTTAACTCAGCAGATACTTGGGATTTATACAAAGCAGAGTCAGAAATTGACTATGTACCTTGGCCAGACTTTGCAGTAGAGCTTAACAAAAAGATTTATGGTAGATGCTTAGGTTCTATTACTGTACTTTGCTCAGGTACAGGTATGGGTAAGAGTTCATTCTTAAAAGAAGATCAGTATCATTTACTTCAGACAACAAATGAAAAGATTGGTATTTGTTCTTTAGAGGAAAGTGTCTCTGAAACAGTTGAAGGTATTATGGCATTACATTTGAATAAGCGTATCCAATTACCTGATGTTGAAGTTGGTGAGGATGAAGAGCGTACCGCTTGGTCAGAGACTATGGGTACAGGTAGAATTATGTTTCTAGACCATCAAGGTTCTATGGGAGATGATTCACTTATTGATAAGATGGAGTTTATGGCTTTAAGTGGCTGTAAGTTTATTTATCTTGATCACATTACTATTGCAGTATCAGATGCTGAGGATAATGATGTAAATCGAGCTACAGATAAACTTATGTCAGACTTGTTAAAGCTAGCTAAACGCCATAGTGTATGGATTGGTGTTGTTAGTCACTTAAGAAAGACAAACAATAACCAAAAGTCCTTTGAAGAAGGTGCTGTACCTTCCGATGATGATTTGAAAGGCTCAGGTTCATTAAAGCAAATCGGTGCACAACTAATTGCTATTAGCCGTAATAAGCTAGAAACTGACCCTATTCAGCGCCATACAAGTAAGTTATGGGTTTTAAAAGATCGTTGGACAGGTAGAACTGGTCCGATGGGTCAATACAGGTTTATAGAAGATACTGGTAGATTAATTAACAGTGATTCATTTGAGGATTTAACAATATGAGATACGCCATATTTGCCTATGATGAATCAGTTAGACAGTATAGTGAGTTTATATATGATAATTATGAAGAATGTGAAACAGCATTAGGTGTCTTTACTGACTACGATATTGCTGCATTTATATGTGTTTCAGATGAGTCGATGAATGGCAAGATTGCAGAGATACTACTGCGTCCTGGATCTTGCTTTAATGCCTAACAATAAAAATAAGAAAATAATGAAATACTACGACATTGAAATTGATTTAGAAAAGGATAATCTTTTAACAGACTATGCCTTTGACATGGTCTTAGAGTTTTATGCACAGAGTGCTGAAACCTCGCCACAACAAGTTTATGCAAGGGCATGTCGTGCATGGAGCACATTTAAAGGTCAAACAGATTTAGCTTTAGCTCAAAGACTGTATGACTATATCTCTAACAAATGGTTTATGTTTGCCTCACCAGTCTTGTCTAATGCACCTGACATTGACGGTAAAGGTAAAGGTATGCCAATCTCATGTTTTCTAACTTATGTACCCGATACTGTTCCTGGTCTTATCGATCATAGCTCTGAAATTCGTTGGCTTTCGGTTATGGGAGGCGGTGTTGGCGGTCATTGGAGTGACATTCGCAGCGTGTCTGACATTGCTCCTGGCCCTATACCCTTTCTAAGTACTATCGATGCTGACATGACTGCCTACAGGCAAGGAAAAACACGCAAAGGATCTTATGCTGCATATCTCGATATTGACCACCCTGATATTCTTGAATTTGTTAGTATTAGGGTACCCACAGGCGACAATAATCGTAAGTGCCTTAACCTACACAACGCTATTAATATCACTGACTCTTTCATGGAAGCTGTCAAAGAAGGTAGAGAATATGAACTTGTTGATCCAAAGAAAGGACCCACAGGGGAGTTTCTCGATGCTAGAAAAGTATTTGGAAAATTACTGGAGACTCGCTTTCGCACAGGTGAGCCTTATCTTAATTTCATCGATACCGCTAATGATGCGTTACCACAACAGTTAAAGAGCAAAGGGTTAAAGATTCACGGAAGTAATCTGTGTAATGAAATCCATTTACCTACAGCTGAAGGGCGCACTGCAGTTTGTTGCTTAAGCTCCGTTAACCTAGAGTACTTTGATCAATGGAAAAACACTAGTATGGTTGCTGACTTAGTAACTATGCTAGACAATGTATTAGAGTATTTTATTGAGAATGCTCCTGCAGCACTACATAGGGCTATTCTTTCAGCAAAGAGTGAACGTTCTATTGGTCTAGGTGCAATGGGTTTCCATAATTACTTGCAGAGTAAAGCCATTCCTTTTGAGAGTGAATTGGCAAGTAAATTAAATATTGAAATCTTTAAACACATTAAAACTGAGGCAAGGAATGTATCTAATTCCCTAGCAGAAAAGCGTGGACCTGCTCCCGATATGAGTCCACTAATGATTCGTCATTCACATTTGCTAGCTATTGCTCCAAATGCTTCCTCTGGTATTTTGCTATCAACCTCACCCTCTATTGAGCCAAATAAAGCTAATGCTTATACCCATCGTACCCGTGCAGGATCATTCTTAGTAAAGAATAAATATCTTGAGCAGTACTTAGAGGGTATCAATCATAATACGAGTGAAGTATGGTCAAACATTATTACTAATAGTGGTTCGGTTCAACACTTACCATTCTTAGATGATAATGCAAAAGCCGTATTTAAAACTAGTTTTGAGTTAGATCAGAACTGGATTGTTAAGCATGCTGGTGATCGACAAAAGTATATTTGTCAAGGTCAATCAGTAAACTTGTTCTTCCCTGCAGGTGCTGATCGCTCTGTGGTTAAGGATGCTCATATTTATGCTTGGGAAGCTGGACTTAAAGGTCTGTATTATTTACGTACAGAGGCTAAAGTTCGTGCTGAAAATGTTTCACAAAAGGTTGAGGAAAACAAATTGAAAGAAGTTAAAGAAACTATTATTTATGGAAAACCAAACTGCCCCCAATGCACAATGGCCAAGTCCTTGCTTGAGTCCAAGGGAATTGCTTATTCTTATGTTGACATCACTACAACAGGTAAATCAGCAGCAGAAATTACTGGAAGAGCAGATGTCCGTTCTCTTCCACAAGTTTACCTTGATGGAGCGTACGTTGGCGGATTTACGGAACTCTACGCTAAACTCACTACCCCAAGTGAAGTTGTAGAGGATAACGAATGCAAGGCATGTGAAGGTTAATATGGCTACACTAACAGAGTTTAATAAAACATACAAACCTTTCTTGCATGACTGGGCAGTTGATATCACAAAGAAACATGAAGAAATTCATTGGACTGAAGATGAAGCTGACTTGTCTGAAGATGTTTCTGATTGGAAGTTAAAACTTGATGAAGGCGAGAAAGAGTTTATTACAAATATTCTCCGATTGTTTACTCAAGGTGATGTTCAGGTTGGTCAAAACTATTACGACTATTTAATCCCAAAGTTCAAGAACAATGAAGTACGTGTTATGCTTGGCTCCTTTGCTTCTCGTGAAGGTACACATCAACGAGCATACGCACTATTAAATGACACACTTGGATTGCCTGATGAAGAGTATCACAAGTTTCTAGAGTATAAAGAAATGTCTGAGAAAATTGACTTTATGCAAAATAATGATACTAATAGTCAGACAGGTGTAGCACTTGCTCTTGCTAAAGGTGTTATGAATGAAGGTGTAGCTTTGTTTGCCTCATTTGTTATGTTACTAAATTTCCAACGATTCGGTAAAATGAAAGGCATGGGTACTGTAGTAGAGTGGTCTATCCGTGATGAGACAGTACACGTAGAAGGTGGCGCTAGACTGTTCCGAGAGTTCTGTAATGAACATCCAAGAATTGTCAATGATGAACTTAAATCTAAGATTTATCAGATGGCGAGAGACGCAGTTGATCTTGAAGATAAGTTTATTGAGCTTGCCTTTGCTAACTACAAAATTGAAGGTATTAGTAAAGAAGATGTAAAGAGTTACATTCGCTATATTAGTGATCGTAGATTATTACAATTAGGTTTAAAGACTATCTTTGACCACCGAGACAATCCAATGCCTTGGCTAGACTGGGTTCTCTCAGGTGTTTCTCATGACAACTTCTTTGAGAAGCGTGTTACAGAGTACAGTGTTAATGGCATGAACGGAGATTGGGACTGGTAATGACTCCATCGGATAAAATTAAACTAACAAATATGGTTGATCAAGGTGTTAATCATACACTAGCTACTTTAGATATTACAGATAGAGAAGAGATTATGAATCACTTTGAAAGAGTAGCATTGTCTATTGTAGAGGGCTCTGATCCTGCAGATTCTGAAGAGTTAGTAAAATTCTTTTCAGTGTATCTCCAGAAGAAGGCTGATAAATTAGGTGTTAAACGTAGTTACGCAGATGACCAAAAATAATATTAACTGGCAGGAATTAGAACGTGAAGAAAAGCAATTTAAAGACGAGCGAACTTCTCACTCAGACAGACACAAACGACCTTATAAGCGAGAGCGACAACAAGGACGTTGGTGGGACGAGTACAGCTCCGAAGAAGACGAAGATGACTCTATTGGAGGAAATCAAAGCAATAATCAATAATAGCAAAGGTCATGTGTCTGAGTTTAGGTTAGTTGTAGATGAAGTTAACAAAACTACTACTCAACTTATTGAGGACTTATGGCCCACTGGCATTACATTTATTGTAAGCGGAACAGATTTAGTTGCACTAAATGAACTAAACAATAAAATTATTAATCGTTCAGGATCTATCGGTCGATGGAAGGTAACACTTCCAGCTGATATTATTCTAGAACCTGCAGAGTTATTTATTTCAACTAAGGAATTATCACATGAGCAAACTATTCGGTTGCCAGTTCAACAAGTACTCAAGTGTGCTTAACGCTAAAGCTAAACCTAAAGCGCCTGAAGCACCAGACTCCCCTAATCCACCTCAACCTGTAACTCAGGAAGATGGTGATAATGGGTACTACTGGTTTGGTAAGAATATTATGCGTAATGGCGTAATGTATCTTATGGGAGAAGTAGAAGATGAATCTGTACAGCCTATTATTATGGCTATTATGGAATACAATCTAATGGCTAAGCAAGATCAACCAGATAAACTTGTATTGTTTATTAACAGTCCAGGTGGATTTGTTTCTTCAGCATACCATTTAATTGATACTATTAAACAATCCAATATTCCAATAATTACTATTGGTACTGGTGAAGTAGCCTCAGCAGGTGTCATGTTGTTGATGTCAGGAAATAAAGGTAATCGGTTTATTACCGAAAATTGTTCTGTTATGTCACATCAATTCTCTCGTGGAGTTGTGGGCAAAGAACATGAGATAGCTGCAGCCTCAAAGGACTTTCAGCTAGACTCGCTAAGAATGTTAAATCATTATCGCAAATGCACAGGTAAGTCTGTTACATATATCCGTAAACATTTGCTACAACAATCAGATTGTTTCTTTTCCCCAGATGAAGCAGTTACACATGGTATTGTAGATGAAGTAATTAAGAATCCGTAAACCAAGCCCTGACTAGAAATAGTTGGGGCTATTTTATTAAGGTACACATGATAAGTGAAAAAGACATTGAAGATTGGCTACATTATGAATTAAAAGAAGTATCTAAAGAAATCAATGATAACTATTGGAAATTTTCTGCCTCGTTTGGTACAGATAAGGAATTACTCATGCAATACGAGAGTAGTGTAAATAGGCTAAAACGTATTTTAGAAAGACTTAATGGTAACAATTCCAATTGAAAATTATAAACACATTTTAAGACTCTTAGATCGATTAGCTCAAGAGAGCCAAGTAGATCCTGCTACTGATTTTGATAACGGTT